AGAGAAGACTTTGCACTAGACTTGCTTCCCCAAAGAAGAACTTGTCTGCCATATGGAAAGCCACCACCCAGTGCTCTGTTAAGTCCAACGCTTGGTGTAGGCTGGAGTTCTGTTTTAACGCCTACCCCAGAGCCAATTCTTTTTCTAATCTTTGGATCTAAAAGTGCAAAAGCTTCATCTATAGTTGTCATTAAAATTTTACTCCATGTCTTTCTGGTCGTGTTTTATTAAAGTTAGCTTTATTGTTTATGGCTACCTGTAACTCTTCTTCGACATATCCATTATCCACTAATCCTTGGTATAAGTCAAGCGTCCTAATGACAATGTCTGCCATCTCACTAGCTACTTCCTGCTTGCCCTTATCTTTGCGAATAGCTTCCATTGCCTCTACCACTTCTGAAACAATCATCAGTAGCTGTTTAGCAATAAAAACATCATCAACTTTTTCAGGCCAGAATCCTTTTTCTAAAGCAGTCTCGTGGATCTCTTTTGCCATATCATCTAATCTGTTATACATCTTGTACATCCTCCATAATTATTGTTCCATCTTTTGTTTTTCCGAAAGAGAAGCTGTAAGCAGACCCCTCTTGAACTTTCATATATGCCTTTGGGAAGGCTGTTGGAAAGACCGTTACTGAGTGCAGGTTTCTAGAGCTATCTGCAAGTGTTAGTGAGGCCATCTTCTTGCCAGCCTTGGTAATCCTTGGCTTAAAAGAAACTACAAACATGTCGTCATCCTTGTAAGGAAGTTGCTTGTATCCTAAGAATTTTACAAGGGCATTATTGGATTGTTTAATTTCGTCCACAGGGATAGCAGTAACAATCCTATTATTATCACATAGAAGGAGGTAGCTCCTACCAGCCTCAATAGCTGTTTGCTCTTCATCAAATATGCCTACGCTTCCAGTCTTATCTAAGACTTCTACACGTGACCAGCCTTTACCACGCTTAATAGATTTTACCATACCCATCAAAACGAATGCACCCTTTTCTTCAAACTCTTCTATTGGGTTAATAAAAGCATAGTAGTGAGAGGGAACTGTGATGTTGAACTCTGGAAGATTTAAGAACTCGTAAAGGTTTTCCTTAATCTCTTCTTCGTTCCGTGGATTGTCTTCAAAGGTGGCTGCACCAATTACACGCAAAGCTTGTAGAGATCTGGTATTTACTCCGCTACCCTTAGCAAGAGTAAACTCTTCCAAATGCTTATAGCTCTTGAATGGTCTTTGAGCAATGTACTTTGCGGCAATGTTATCAGAGATAAACTTAATGGCAGTTAGTCCAAAACGAATTCCCTTGCCCTCAATCTTAAAGTCTGCATCAGAGTCGTTAACGTGAGGTAGCTTAACTGAGATACCCATACGCTTAGCTTCAATTAGATACTCTGTTCTGGTATCTTTATCTTTTTCATTTTTTAGCAATGAGTACATAAACTCTAGTGGGTAGTAATACTTTAACCATGCTGTCCAGTATGAAAGAGTGGAGTAGGCTACAGCGTGAGACTTGTTAAAGGAATACCCTGCGTGTGCCTCAAAGTCTTGCCACAAATCTCTTGCAGAGTTAGGAGCCATAAACTTAGAAGCACCGTCGATAAACTTATCTTTAAACTTGTCAAACTCTTTTGCATCTTTTTTCTTACCAATAATTTTACGAACCTGATCGGCTTCTGACATTGTCATACCGCCAAGTTCTGTACAAGCCTGCATAACCTGTTCCTGGTATAGAATACACCCATAGGTCTCAGCAGTAAAAGCTTTCATGACTTGGTGGTGATAAGAGATGTTCTGCTTACCATGCTTACGAGCAATATAATCTTTACCAATAGTGTTAGCAGCACCTGGACGAACCAAAGCGTTAGATGCAGCAAGCTCTGCAAAGTTCTTTACCCCCATCTTAACCAATAGGTTAGTATACGGAGTAGCTTCACATTGGAATACACCCTTGGTGTATCCAGAAGAAAGCATTTCATAAACCTTTTGGTCTTCCATATTTACAGAAAGTAGCTCTAGCTTTTTGCTATGTCTTTGCTCGATAATCTTTAAGGTGTCCTGAAGCACACTGAGGGTCTTTAGACCTAGAGCATCAATCTTAATTAAACCAATACGCTCTGCCTCTGCCATGTCTACTGCTACTACTGGAATTCTTTCGTCTGACCCAGGAGATGATCTGGTTTCCATGGGGGCATACCTAAAGATTGGCTCTTTAGATGTTACTACTCCAGCTGCATGGATTCCTGTACCACGGATTCTTCCACGTAGCTGTTCTCCATACCTTTCAATCTCTGGGTACTTCTCACGGAACTCAACGGTAGACTTTGATGTGCAGTATTCATCCCAAGTGTCAACAAGCTTCATCACCTTATTTACATCTGGCAGAGGAATGTTTAGCACACGGGCAATATCTCTTACAACACCCTTGTCTTTAAAAGATAGGAATGTTGCAATAGAGGCTACGTGCCTATACTGTCTTACAAGATAGTCTTTAACTTCTTCACGACGGTTGTCCTGGATATCTGTATCAATATCTGGGAAATCATTACGTTCTGGATTAATAAATCGGAAGAACAATAGTCCATGCTTAATTGGGTCAATGTCTGTAATACCCAAAGCATAGCAGAGTAGTGATCCAGCAGAAGATCCACGACCTGGACCCACCATGATGTCTTCCTTCTTTGCCCAAGCAATCATGCTACGAACAACGAGAAAGTATGGACCAAAGTTTTTATCCTTGATAATCTTTAGCTCTTCATCAAGTCTTTCTAGGTATTCAGAATTTCCCTCAAAGCCTCTTTCCTTTAAGCCTTCTAGGGCTAATGTCTTTAGCTCTTTATCTGGGTCTTTGTATTGAACTGGCAAAAGGTTTAGATGGTCTTGAATGTTATAGTCTTCAATCTTATTTGCTATCTCAAGAGTATTCTCATACATGTCATCTCTATCAATACCCTGAGCTTCCATGGCAGAACGCATCTCTTCGTGAGACAGCAAGTGAATCTCAAACTTGTTAAAGCTCATCTGTCTATCTGCACCATACAGATAGTCCAACCTATCCATGAGGTTATCGAACTTTTTAGACTTATCATATGTGGCATCCTTCTCAACCTTATTAGAATAGGTATTAAGAATAAGCTTTAACTCTTGAATTTCTTTTTGCTCTGGACCAGAGTGATGACAGTCTGGAGTTACTACAGGCTTGATATTAAATTCATCCGCCAACTCTAGAATTGTCTTATTCATCTCTGGTGGATTGTGTGGCATTACCTCAAGGTAATAATCATCACCGAAGGTATCTTTACACCACTTAATGTGTGTCTTGGCAAAGGCTAGGTTGCCTGCCTCAATTGCCTTAGCTAAAACTCCACTAAGGCATCCAGAGGTAACGACAATACCTTCTTTATATTGCTCTAATACTTTCCAGTCAATTCTAGGCTTTTTGAAAAAGCCCTCTGTCCAAGCAATTTCGTTTAGCTTGTTTAGGTTTTCTAAACCTTTTGGGTTCTTGGCAAGAAGGACAATGTGGTTGTAAACAAGATCTAATGGTCCTGTTCTCTCGTCTTTATCACGACGGTCAAAACGATCCTCCGTTATATATCCTTCTACGCCAAGTATTGGCTTGATATCTTTTTCTTTTGCAGCACGATACATTTCTCTGTGACCAGACAAAGAACCGTGGTCAGTGATTGCAATAGCAGACATCCCAAGTTCAGATGCACGATCTACATACTCTTGTGGGGTTGCGATTCCATCAAAGAGTGAGTAGTGCGTGTGAACGTGTAAGCCAACATACCCCATATATTTTTACCTACTACCAGTCAATATTGGTAGCTGATGTTGACGATGGGGTGTCAAAGCCTAGGTAAAAGGCTTCTTGCTCTGCATATGGAACATTCCTTAGAGCTAGCTCTAGTGGGAATGCTTCTACTCCAGACCAGTTGTATGGCTCTGTGTCAGGGCCAGATGGGAACAACGTGTAAGTTGTTTCTGTACCCTGGCCACTACGCTTTAGCTTCCAACTTAGGTTTGAAATGCTTCCAGTCTCTAGTGCATACTCACGAATTGTGTTGAATGCAGACTGCTTGCTGATACCCATAGACCAGATTGCAACATACGGATCTTCGATTCCGTCGTCGACTAGGACGTTGCAGTAAAAACGAAGACGTGCCTTCCAGCCAGCCTTTGGATCTTTACGGTGCATCTCTTCTGCCCAGTCACGGCCTTCTGTTTCCATTGTGTCTACAGCCTTACGCTTGTAGTCCTTTGGATTTGTGTGTTCCTTTACTACAATTGCTAGACCACGCTTTGCATCATAGTTTGACGAGTCTTCGTCTAGCTCTTCAATAAAACGGATCTTTACAGCCTGTCCGTCAGCTAGCTTTAGCCAGCGAACCTTGCTGCCAGTTCCTTCGTACTTCGGTTTGTCAAGCAGGGCGTTGATATCTTTTAGTCCCTTTGTTACGCTCATGTTATTCTCCTATTTGTTTATTGTTTTCTTATTTTAGCATATTAGCAATAGCGTTGTCAAACTTAAAGTCTAACGACTTTATGTCTTCGTCCGACATATCACCAATGTCTTTGTATTTATTATCTAGTTGTATTACGGAAACACGAGAGCCAAGCTTTTCTAATATCCTGTTTTTCATGTTACCGCCTGCTTCATCATTGTCTGCAATAACTATAATGTTATTGAAGTATTTTTGAAGAAGTTCTATTTGCATACCAGAGACGTTTGCCCCTAGCGTTGCGACTGCAGAAAGGCCAACCTGATCTAGCCTAATTGCATCGAAAGAAGATTCTACCACATAAACCTGCTCTGCAGTTTTTACACGGTTTATATTAAACAGGGTTTTGCTTTTTGGCAACCCTGGAGTATTCTTAAACTCTTTGCCCTCAATTGATCTGCCAACAAATCCCAAAAGCATTCCGTCTGGAGAGTGAACTGGAACAGTAACCATATCAAAATTTTCTGAAAAACCTAGGTTAAACTTTATCATAGATTCTTTATTGATTTTTCTACCATTAAAGTAGGTCAGGGCTCTTGGAGAATCCATAGCTTGCAAGTGAAGCTTTTTAACCTGCAGCTCATCGTAAGGAACATATTCTTGCTTAGTATGTAGCTGCCTTGTCATTTCTTGTTCAAGGTCTGTTTCTTGTTCTTTGCTCTTGATAAAGCGAACAGACTCAAAGTATGTTCTTGCAGAAGTAAACATGACAAACTCTACAAGGTCTGATATTTTGTGACAGGAGAAGCAATAGAACATGCCACTCTTCTTATCAATTTCTCCAGCTGGGCTGCGATGGTTATTGTGAAATGGGCAGAAGATTATAAAGTCGGAATCAACCTCAGACTGAACCTCTATACCCGATCCCGCAAGAACTCTTTTAATTTGCTCTTTTGTGTATAGATTACTTTTGTTCCGTCTAGTCCTATTATCCACTCTATTTTTTTCTTTCCTACGTATATTCCATATGTCGTTAATTTAAATTCAAATATTTGTGCTTCTTTATTATACCGTATTGTGAAGTCTGGGTCAATGTCTAGTCTTGGTGCATACCCCAGAGTTTTCATCTCAATTAGTAATAGTTTTATGTATTCTATTTTTAGTCGTGCAATTGCTGAGTCATCGTAGATGTTTCCATCTAGCGAAAAACTTTTGATTGGTTTATGGTGTAAATTGTCCATAAACTATTATAACTACTTATCTTCATAATCCTTGTACTTGTACCAACCTTTATCGAAGTCTGCCTGAACAAGGAAGTCTCCCATAAAACCGTTACGGTTCTTTCTAAAAACACATTCTAGAATATCGCTGTTTGCTGCTCTACCCATTGCCAAGACCCAGTCGGCATCGTAAGCAATCTGGCGTGACCAAGCAGTCTGACCCAGTGTAGGGACAGTGTCAAGCTTTGTAACGTCATCTGGTGTGGCAGACGAGATAGCCATAATAGGAACTTCTTCTCCAATAGCCATGAGCTTTAGCTCACGAGACAGGTTCTTCATTCTTACGGTTTCGTTGTCTGACTTTTGGTTAGGACTCATTAGTTGTAGGTAGTCGACAATAACAAAGTCTGGCTTATACTGATCTATCTTTCCACGAAGAACTGACGGAGTAATGTCTCCACCAGTATCATTGGATATGATATGAAACTCTGGCTTACCCTCTACGTTGACCTTGTGCCAACGCTTTAGGTCTTCAATATTTATTTCACCATTACTGATCTTACGATGTGACCATAGACCTTCGCCCATGATAGTAAATACACGGTTACGAACTTCTGTCTCTGACATCTCAAGGCTGATGACCATTGGGGACTTGCCTTGCTTCCATGCCTGTACCGCAAAGTAAAGCGAAAGCCAGGACTTACCAATACCTGGATAAGCAAGGAACACTCCAAGCTGTCCTGGCATAATGCCAGATGGTAGATAGTTGTCGAATCCTGGCAAACCAGTCTTAATTCCAAGTATGCCCAACTCTTTTTGCTTTTGCACATTTTCAAAGTAGGCTACAGCAGAATCAATATCTGTAACATCAATGTCACGGATAACTGCTGTATTCTTTTTTAGCTCTGATGTTTTGGTTATTAGTTCTTCTAGGGCCTCTGGACCTTTGCCACCTTGTACATCTGCAGCTGTTGTCATCAGGATATCTTTTAGGCTAGAGTTAAGATATTCTGCCTGTAATTCTTCTAGGTGATGCTTTGTTGAACCTACGTCTTCTGTGGTTGCAAAGTCCCTAAACTTTTCTATAACTAGGGTTGTTGGAGGAACTGATCCATTTATCTCAGAATACTTACGGATAAACTGCCAAACATCGGTGTGAGTTCGTAATAGGTTTTCTACGTTTGCTTGCAGCAAAACGTGAACCTGCTTGTCTTTTAAGACTGCAGATATTAGTTTAGCTTCTACGTTACTCACTCAACCACTCCTTTGCTTGCTTTCTTCTCTCGGCACGTTCTCTTAAATCTTGTACTAGTCTTTCTCTAGAGGTTATGATAGTGTCTGCATAGTTTGCAAAATACTTCCAGTTAGGGTTTGGACTTACCTCAAAGTAGTAGTCTAGCATATCATAGCAGACCTCTAGAGTAAAGGACTCTATTAAAGCATCTGCTGCCCACTGCTCTACGTTTAGATTTACAATGGGCTTTTCTTCATACCTGGCTTTGTGCAGCTTAGCATACCTACTAAGTAAAGCCATTCGGTATTTACGATCAGCCATTATTTGCTGTCGATTTCAGAAGAGGCTTCTTTAACCTTTTCTGCTAGCTTATTTTCTACAAACTCATAGACACGCTCAAAAGCTTCGTTAGTGTTTTCACTATCTCTCTTGCTGTCCGAAACTTCCAGGTCAATTCTTAGTGACTGAAAGTTACCTAGGTTAAGCGTATATCCCAACGCAACCCTTACTTTGGTGTTTTCGTTTTCCATACCCATATCTTTCTATTAAATGGACTCAGACCAAATAGGAATGAATCTTCCGTCTTCTGTCTTCGTATAAGTCAGTATACCATCTCCCATACGTCTTGTCAACTCCTGTCGACTAGGGGTTATGTCATTAGTAATTAGCTTATCATTTCTTGGTCTACCCATGTGGTAGGTAGCCAGTATATCACGAATCTCTTTTACTTGTGATTCTGCGTAGTAAGATCTGACCTGCCACCCAGTCTCCCCACCCTTTTGAGATCCAGTAGGATGAGGGATAATTCCACGCTTCATTAAGCTTGGCATATACTTTTTGTGACGATTAACTAGCTCTGCTGTTTGGCCAACGGTGTATGCTCTTTGCCTATTTTTTTTAAAATCCGATATTAGGCAGCTTTCGATTCTATCTTTTACAATGTTATAAACAGACATAATTCCATTAGATTTATTTAGGTGATGAACTCTAACTAGCTCCCCGTTTAAAAACCATACTTTTTTATTTCCTGGTATAACTGGAAGAGCGTTATACTCTGCCATGTCTACCTGGCCATGTCTTTTAGTCATTACTAGTTTGGAATACCTACAGCAATAATATGAACCTTAACGGCCAGCTGTCCTGGACTATTAAATCTAACGATTCCATTTACTCCTGAATTGGTCACGCTTGAGATAACTACAGAAACGTCTTTTCCAGAAGATGTTCCTTCGATAAGAACTGGAGTAGCAGTAACAATTGGAGGATACTTGTACTCTCCTCTAAATGAATATGAAAAAGCTTGATCTGTTTCTGCAGTAACAGTTGTTAGTGCTGGGTAAATGATCTGCTCTCCAGCAACAACTTTCGTGTCTGTAAGAAGAGTACTCTGACGGCCTTCTGAGGTATCAATAGATGCGTACTTGTATTTTGCAGAAGAAATTTGAGAAGACAAATCGTTGATTGCTTCAACTATTTGATATATGTAGCTTACGTCTAGAGGCTGTCCTCTATCTGGTGTTGGTATTCTGGCCATAGCTAATTATACCACTTATCTAGTTATTCTGCAATAGGTTAATGTCAAAGTCTATCGGCTCATTGCCCAGCTCAACCCAAGCCAAGTATTCTAAGTAATCAGTATTTCCTTCGGCAAACGGGATGGTAGCCAAATCAGATAGCCTAACTACAGATTCAGAATAAATGATTCTACCGTCTGGCGAAAGTTGCCCCATTCTCATATACATTATAGCTCCGCCGATGCTGTAAAACCAATTTTATATGCAAAATAACCAAAAGAGCCGTTGCTTCTTTGAGCTCTTGTAACAAATCCCGAAGAAGAAATGCCAATTGCTCCGCTATGTGCTGCATTATCTGTGTTTGTAAAATTAATAGAGACGGTTGGAGCTATTCTCATTAAAACAGGGAAGTTGATAAAGTTTGAAGCACCAAAGCCGTTTGGATCGGTTTGATAGTTAAAGTCTATTCCGTTAACACCAATTTGATAATAATACCTATGACAATTAGCAAGCTCAGCCTGAATTGATGGAGCATTACGCTTAAATGGAGTTGCTATTGAACCTACTTCAAGTTGAACTCCCCAAATGTCTATACTATTTCCAGCTAGTGATGTAGATCCATTAAGCGGCCTAACATCTAGGTATGAACTTGTTCCAATTGTTTTTCCAGAAACTGAAGGAATTGTAAAAGTTTGACTAAAGCGTTGCCACGAAGTGGTTATATTTATTGGAGTTCCCGTTCTTGACACAACACTAGAACCTCCAGATCCAAAGTTTTGTTCTATCATTGGAGTAATTGCAGATGTGTTTGATGTAGCCTTGGCCCAAAAAGATAGTGTTACGGTTTGGTTGGCTAATGTACGAACGTCTTCTACTCGTTGTGTATACCAGTAGGTTTGGGTTGGAGTTCCAGACCACGCAATACGAGAAAAGAATGCTCCCTCATATCCAGGAACTGGTGCCGAGCCAGGGGTAAAGGTTTGCTGGCTAACAACAACGGTTTGTCCTACAGAAACTACTACAGCCCATCGGTCTGCCGTGTATTGATTGAAAGGCGAAAAGCTTGTACCTCTTTGCCAAAAATCAAAAGCACCATTAATAATATAATTATGAGATTGTGGTAGTGTTGGTCCAAATACATTTCCAGTAAATGTTCCACCAGTTGTCAAGAATTCGGCAGATATAGAGTTTCCTATGTCTGCAAGGGAATTCCAGGCGGTAGATCCATCACCAATCTTAACCTTCTTAGTATCTGTTTCAAATGCTATTTCTCCAGCAGCAAGTGTTGGATTCTTTGATGTCCAGTTAGCTGCAGTATCTCTTCTAACCTGTATTAAGTAGTTTACGCTCACGCACTACCCCCGTCAATACCTGCCTGTACAGCAAACTCTTTTGTAGCGATTGTAAGAATTTCATTGTAGTATCCATTTTGAACAGTTTTGTCTATTCCCGCTAGCTGTATTGCTATCCTCATGTCCGTTATTCCAGCACCAGTTGGTTTTAAAAAACTGTACGAGTTTGTTAAAGATGACCCTTCATAGGTATAAAACCCCCACTCTCCATCAGTTTTAAGACTAACAAAAATATCATATGCGGATGCGTTATTTCCTGTTCCCCAGTCTAGAATGATTGTTGTTGGAGTAACTGTAACGCTGGAGGTTACTTGTTTGATAAGGTTTTTAGTATTTGATGTTAGTGTAAACGCAGAACCAGTGCCTGCCGAAAGAAAGTCTATATACCCCATCAGCCCCGTTTGACCCAATGCAGATGCTTCTGATGTCCACAAAGAAAATGATTCGGTAGAGGCTGGTCTTACATAGTAAGGCACATTCTCTGCAAGTGGACCAAATTGCGTATTGGGGGCAGTTCCCCCACCCGCAGAAAACATGACCATCTGCCCCAAGATAAAAAAGTGTTCTTTGTTGATAAGGTTAGAGGTGGTAGAAACATTTGATGCTGCAAAAGTTAGGTCTGGGTCAGTTTCGTCTGGCCCCTTTATGACTCTTCTTAAATCTAAAGTGTAGATTGGAGACCAGTGAGAGGTTCTATTTTTGTCTTCAGAGATGATTCTGTACCTGATTAAATATTCTCCATTTGGAGTTAGTGGTGGCAAATCATTTTTTGTAATAGTTATTTTTTTAACTGACATTTCCAGTATCCAAATCTACATCTAGTGCAAATCGAAACTCTACTAGGTTTGCAGTATTAGAAACTTTTACGATAGGCAGAAGATCTGCGGACTTCACTACAGAATACCCAGTTAGACCGTATAGAGGGTTAATCGAAGAGGTGTTTTCTAACCTAATTGCGTCAAGGGCTACGTAATAGTCTGAGCTTGGCGTTCCTCCAGCACCCAGAACCGAAGCCCATACTTTCACAACATTAACAGAATTCCAGGTAAAAGTTGAGCTCTTAATTAAATCTTTTAGCTTTTTAGTTTCGACAATATATCTATTGGTTGCAAAATCATATCCGCCTACCCCGTTTGTTATATCTACTTGGAACTGGGCATAGTTTGTTGCATCTCCAGCATCGTTGTCTGCAAACTCAACCAAGACCTTTACTCTGGTTGGATGCACAAGATTTGCTGCTGAGGTTGCACTTTTACTGACAATAGAAAATGCAAGCTTTAACTCGTCATTATCTGAGTTTTTATTAAAGCCAATGCTTGCTCCAGAAAGATGTATATGCTCGCTTCCCGAACTAGCAGTCATTTTTGATTCGCCTGATGCTATAGAAAGAGTTGAGGTGTTTCCAGCCATAAAGATTGTGTTATTCAGATATCTGCAAGACTCATATCTGTTTAACCTATTAATATCTAGTAGTGTTTTATTATCTGCATTGGTTTGAAAAATTGGAGAAGCTTGGTTGATTATTGTTTCTTCTCCAGGGACTAGGCTTGTAGCCAAAGGACCATTGATTGTTTCTACCGCCGTTACGGTCGTTAGTGTGTGACGCTCCCAGTTTTCTGTTGTTGAAAAAGAGTACACAGTCTTGCTGTCATATGCACCAGCAGTTGGGTTTGATGCTGCAGAATAAACACCAATCTCTGTGATTTCATATCTTTCAACCGTGGGTAGCTCGGCTGTTAAAACAATTTTGGAAAAACCGTTTTCATTTACATATCCCCTAGAGCTAATCGGAACACGAAACATCTCAAAGTCTAGGTTCTTTTTATCTAGGATATTATTAAATTCTTCAAGAGTTAGTTCATCATCCACTGCTTGTGGCTTTGGTCCACAACCAATAGCAATATGGGTTGCATAGGCTGGAGCCTGTCCAATAAGGTATTTAGCTAATAGGTTTTTGCCAACGTTTGTAATCATGAATAGTCCTCTGTATATATTGTACCATCAAAAACCTTTCCAGAAGAGACCATCTGAACCTCTACCTCATAATCAGCTTTTATATTGGTTGTTTCAATTATAACATTTTCCGTAATTGGATCTATATATGCAACCAGTGGTGGTAACTCATTTGTTTCTTGCTGTATATGGTTTTCTAGTTTTATGGCAAAATTCTTAAAGTATGAGTCTGCAGAGTCTGGCATCTTTACCATATTCTGTGGGTTATATTCGATTGCTATTTGAGAAACATTTTTTATTGGCCTATAGACTATGTTTTGTCCATTAACAGTGTCATGTCTTACAAGGCTGATTAGCTCCAATCCCCCAATTTTTTCTAATGTTAGTTTAAGTATTAGGTCTATTGGTAAATCGTTTGTGTCAATAAGAACGTCCGATGGAGTTGCATACTTAACTGGATCTCTTGGAGAAGTCTCTAGTGGTTTTGGCATTCTTGCCAAAGCATCTAACCTTCTTTGTTCTTCTGCAGCTGCTGCCGCCTCTCTCTCTCGAGCCTCCTGGGCAGCCCTGTCTCTATCAGCCTGTTCCCTAGCTAGCCGATCTCTCTCTTCTTGAGCTGCCCTATCTATAGCAGCTTGATCTACCACTGGAGCTGGAGCTGGGGCAGGGGCAGAACTAGATGGTGCTGGAACAATCTTATAATTTCCACGGCTGAAGTCTGGGGCTGGTGCCGTTGCTGGCACTTTATAGCTTTGAGTCTGAGCTGGTATGTATTCTTTAGCAATTCTATCCGCTACCACTGGAGTTATATTATTCTTAGTGGTTTTTTTACCGCTACCACCGCCATCCCTTATAAACGCTGCCATCTGCTACACCTCACTCATATACAATGTCATGCTTGGTCCCGAAGGATCTTTCTTATAATCAATACTGTAAACTATAAATCTTTTATCTGGATCAAAGGCTAGCTCGTTTGTGCTGTCTACATAGTCTATAGATAAAATATCCCCTAGCTGTATGGTTGGATTTGCAAAAACACTAACTCCAACAGATTTTCTTGGCTTCATTATTTTTGAAATTAACCACTTCATTAAATTATTAGCTGCATCAGCACTTTGGATATAGATAGAATCTAGAGTAAACTGATTTCTACCATAACTTATTCTGCTAGTTTTTATATCATTGAATAGTTCTTTTTGGGTTGATGGTGATAAAATTGTCATATCTTCTTTTATTTGTGGGTTTGCAAAGTTTGAGGTTTTTTCAAAATAGTTGTCTACGGTTAAGTCATACCTGGAGTCCTGAGTAAAAGTAATACCCTGGATTCTTAGATAGTTTCCAACAGTTTCATCAAAGAATAGGAAGGTATCTGTAGCATTAAAAATTAAGAACTCTGCCCCATACGCTCCTCCAAAAAATCCAGAGACTGTGTAGCCACGAAGTTTATTGAAGGTTGGAGAGATCATAGAATATAGTGCTGGGTAAGCCTTATCATATTTAATATTAAAGTATGCAGCTTCTCTAAATATGCTACCAAACTCATCATAGAAGATTCTGTATTGGGGTGGCTGAGCAGAGTTTATTCCAGAAAGGAATGTCGGCTGAACAATGCCATTGATTGAGTATTTTCTAAATGCTTCGTTAGAAGATATGTCAGTTTTGTTTGTAAAGATTTCGTTTGCAATTGGACCCAAAGACTCGCTTGAGTTTTGGCTATAGTTGTTTGCTAAGGCATAGACATTTTCAAACATACAATGGGACGATCCACGAGTAAAAACAGCCATATTGTTTGCGTTGTTTAGTGGAAGAGGGTCAAAGTCGTCTACAACTGCAATCTCAGTATCATTTAGATATAGGTAAAATCTTCTAGACTCATTTATATCTCTATACTCTAGGGCTAAATCGTATACTGTTGTTAGTTCTTCTGCCGTTACTCTCGACTGCCCAGCAAAATTTCCATCGTCAACAATGATCGAAGATAGCCCACTCCATAGTCTAATTGGGATTGCGTCTTCGTCTTTTGTTAAAATCCATTTTGAAGTTTCCGACCCAGGAGTTGTTAGCTTGTAGTATCCATTTTGTGAAGCAATAGTCTGACCAGTTAGCAAAACTCTTTGTCCAACCTGAACAATAAACGGTGCAAGTCCACCAAGAGGATCTGGCAAAATAAGTTGGCCATTTGTTGGAGCAGTAAGAGTTGTTTCGGTAGAAACCCCATCAAGATTATAGCTTGTTAAAGTACCGATATCAAAGCTAGTATTTTTTACAACCTTATAAAAGAATACGTTTGATACTCCGTCAGTACTAAACGTGGTTGGAGCTAAGGAGATATTTTCAGTTTCATTAATTCCAGTAGTATCTGCAACGGTAAAGCCAAAGCCAGATATAGTTATAGCTGTAGATGTTGCTGCAGTTACAGTCCAAGTTCCTAGTGCATATACTGGAAGATTTACTGGGCTAGAGCTAGCAGCCTTTCCTGAATCAATCTTTACTTTTGTTCCAACTGGGTATAGGGTGCTAGCAGAAGAAACATAAACTACGGCAACGCTATTGCTAGTAGCATTAAAGCGTGTAATGTTTTTTCTAATAGTAGGATTATTCTTCTTATATAGATCTATATTTTTTTCTGAAAGTGCTGCTATTTCAAAGTAATATCCGTTATTATTTTCTGGATTTAACAGTGTTGCAATTCCGCCAGAACCGCCAGAAATAGTTTTATTTTCGTCTGGAGTGGTAGTTGGAACGTTAAAGTATGTTGTTGCTCCAGATGGAGTTTGAACAGATCTTTCGTTGTTCTCAAGCTTTCCGACAATTCTCATCCTTGTTCCAAAGTGCTTAAAAGAACCATCTAGTGGCTTATTCACATAAGAAATAAAATCGATGGGTGACTCTTGCGAAGCAAAAGCTGGACCATTAAAAACAAGAGCCGACGCCTGAACCGTTTCTGATGTTGAAGAAAGTTTGTTCTTGTTAGAAGTTTCTTCATTATGAGAATACGACAAATAATTTTTAATTACACTAGACCTAGAAGACTGAGTAGCTAAAGATTTGTTTACTCCTGCTGCTCCAGAGCCAGTATCCCCCTCAAAAGAAAAGTTGCCAAATAGGTAGGTAGATTTCATTTTACAGCCATGAACGTTTTCGTTGTTTGTCCAGTGAGAATCTAGCCCAGCCACATGGCTTACAATTGTTGTTCCAAACTGTCCTCTTCCGTGCTTTGCCACTTCTCCGTTAGACATTCTGGTTGTTCCATTAATAGTTTCATAGTTTGGCTCTGCGTAGATTCTTACACGACCAGTCGGGTAAATTTTTCCATTAAAAGAAAGCTTTGAGAAATAGTCTTCGTATTCCTGTGGACTAGATATCCAGACATTTCCACCAGTAAAGCTGGAACCTATAACGCTAGATGGCAATACAGAAACGTTATACTCTACTGCATCGTATCTAATAACTTCTCCACTAGAGTAGAAGTAACCACTATATCTTCCAATATAAAGAATACCGTCTCCAAAATCAATAATGTTGTCTACTACCTCATTGTTTACGACTCTTGGAATTTGATCACTTAAATTTGAATTTAAAGGAATAGCCGACAAAGCATACTTGTTTCCAGTGGCTGTTTGACCGTTTACAGGTTTTAGATTTTCTGTTCCTGCAACTTCCCATAAAAGGGCTGGCTTATATATCCAGGAAATATTTTTGTCTGCAACATAGGCCTGTTTTAGAGACCCCATTGACTTTTGAATATACCTTGCTACATAGCTTATTTTTCCATCATTATAAACATTGGTGTCCCTCGATGCTATATCAATAATGTTTTCTTTATCTTGCAAGTCCGTGTCTGTATTAGAACCCAGCAAGACCATACTTGTAGCTCTTTCTTCTTCTGTTGGCAAAGAGTAGTTTCTACTCATCATAACAAAATTATTATACTCGTCAAAGAACATAGCAGTTTGAGTTGCTACAGCTAAATCATTTAAAACCTCTGCCACGCTATTATCTGGAGAAACAAAGAAGTATGGAATTATGGGATCGCTTTCTCCGTCAAGTCTTTTAAAGGAATAATTACTAAACCCTATGCTGTCGAAGATTGTTGCTAATGCGTATGACAAAGAAACATTAGGGATCAGGAGTTCTGGGGCAGACTGTGATTCAAAATAGAAAAATAGATCTCTTAGAGATATCTTCAGCTCTCTTGTCTTTAAGTTTGATTGTGGGAAAGACTCTGAATATAAAGTCTTTATTGGAACATAAAAACTTTTCTTGATTCTATTTCCTTCATCGTCTAGTGCGGTGACATCCGAAATTATTTCATAAAACTTTATTTGAATATTTTTATTTATGTATTTTGAGACAATGCTTCCGCTTCCAGTCTTTGGGTTCCAAAGATTAGTTGGATTAAAAGATTGATCATAATCAAAAAGAGTTAGTTCTCCAGTAGAGGCTAGCAATT